TTTCTTCCCTCTCATAATCCCTCGTACTCAACATCCTTACCGTCTATCTTTCCCACCATCCTCCTATCCTTCTTAGTACCTATAGCTACTATCTCTACAGCCTCATGAAATATAGGGATCGTTGGTTTACTTGCATCTATTTTAAAATCGGGTAGTTTCTTTAACCCTAATATTTTTCTAAGAAATCCAAAGTACTTTCTGTGCTTCTTGTGATGAGTTTTACCTAGGTCTGTATTATCTAGTATACTCTGACAAACTGTTTCAAGATGTTCTTCAGGGAAGATTATCTCTCCTAACCTAATAGGTCTGTACACTACTTGAGCCATCCTTGTAATCTTCTTACCAGTCTTCTTTTCAGTAAACTCTATAGGTAGATACTTAGCATTGAGTTCTGTGATAAATCTATCGTGCTCATGCTTTGCTCCCCTTGATGCTATAACTAAATGCATTATAGTTTAAGAGGAAAGCACTCACCTATATTGTTTTGAAACTGATAGATAGCCTGACGTATTAATTCTTCGTCTACGAAGCTCCTGCCTATCCTAGCCACTGCTTTTATAGTGATGTACACCCCTAACTGATAACCGAAGAATAAGGCAAATGCAATGATAATCACCCAGTAGTACTTATTCATTTTTTAACGCTCAGAAATTCATCCATAGGTATCTCCCCTTGCTCTAACTTTTTAGCAAAATCTTTAGGGTCTAGCTTTTCCTCAGCTCCGTTACCTGCTTCTGTTAAACCACCCAGTGCTTTGTTAGCCATGATCTTCTCACGTCTAGTTAACAGTTCTTCCTCTTGTTTTAAAAGCTCTGCCTTCCTGTCGTTCTCTGCTTTCGCAGCATCGATGATAGGTGTGCTCGGAGCTTTCTCCACGACTTCCTCTGCTTCGGGCTGTGTTTCTTTCTCTTGTGTTTCTTGTGATACATCTTCCATTTTCTCTTAACCTCCTTACAATTACTTTAAAACTTTATTGGTAGGTATAGCTATCCCTATAGCACCTGCAATAACTGCTATAACAATAGTCATTAGAGTACCGTTGATATCATTGAATAGAGCGCATATTTCTATGGCTGCTAATGCAACGATACCTGCGATAACCACTCGGAAATCCACTTGACTTTTTTTACTCATCATAAAATACTCCATATAGCTCCAACTATAAAACAAACTATTAAGAAGATTGCTACTGCTTGTGCGTTATTCATTTTCACCCTCCAAATCTTGTAGATTTAATATTAGTGCCTGTGGGTCTGAGGCAGTTCTTCCAGTGATAGCTAGGTTCTCTACACCACCAACTCTCTCTAGTATGTTAAATCTAGCATCTTTTATTATCTGCTCTGTTTCAAGATACTCCTTACTTGTTCTAAATCTAACGTTGTATATAGCCTTCTGTTTCAATGAACTCTCTGCCTCGTCTACACTGTTAGCTAATTCATTTAAAGCCTGTATAGCATCCTGTGGTGTCATACCACCGTTTTGTACTGCACTCTGTATTGTACTAGACTGTCCTGACATCTTACCTAAAACACCTCTTAGTGTACTTATATCATTTCTCTGTAAGTCTGTAACCTTACCACCTAAAACAGAAGCTAAGAAACCACCTGCTAATAACTTCACAGATGTACTAGTACCTGCTACTGCTGCACCTATCTTAGTAGTAGTAATTGCTGTTGCTGCTGCTGGAATTGCTGAGAAAAGAGGTAATAAACTACCTACTGCTGTCTCTGCTAATGCATTCCTTATACCTTTTTTTGGGTCTTGTAAAAATGATGCAGCTGATGCAACCCCTGTAATACCTATAGGTTGGAATTCTCTAGGAGATAGTCCTACTGTTTCTGATAAAGGGGGTGGTTCTAAACTAGGAGGAGCAAGTGCTTTCTCTGTTAATGTTTCCTTTAATGCTGCTGAGCCTGTAGTTTCCTCAAACTCTCCTCTTTGTTGTACTTGCTGCTCTTCTGCCTGTTGTACTTGAAATGATGATGGTAACTGTGCAAGTTGTGCTGCACCTGCTGCTAACTCTCTCTGCCTTATAAGTTGTTTCTCTTCCTCAGGAGAACTAACTATCTGACTACCTACCTGTACTGTAGTACTAGGTACTTTCTTCTTCTTCTCTTCTTCAGGGTCAGGTTTTCCTCTTACCATTATACAGCTGGTACACTAACATCTTGTGGCTGTACTTCTAGCCCTTGACCTGCATCCTTCTTCTCGTCTCTTTGCAGGTTATCCAACAATGTTGTAGGTGTATTTAATTTAATTTTAAGTCCTAATTGGTTCCATATCTGCATCTCTATATACTTCTGTTCTCTAGCGAATACCTGTTCGTGAGCCAAATACTCTACTTTACCACCACTCTCTGTACTACCACCACTACTAAAGATAATCAAAGGTAGTCCTACTCCCCTATAGAACTTATTACGTATATCATCTCTCCATGCTAGTATAGCTGTAGGTAGACTTACATCTATTCTTTCCCATGTAACAGTCTCCTCATCATCAGGTATAAACATATCTTCACCTAGATTACGTGCTGCATCTATCTTAGCTACAAAGTTCTTAATCTTAGTAGGGTCATCTGTCTTTAACTTCCACATAATGAACGGTCTAGCTTGATGATGTGACAGCTTCTTCATATCTTCAAAGCTCTCGTTCTCTGCATCTATAGTTTTCTTTAATGCTTCTATCTTAGAGATACCATGTATTTGGTCTCCCAGTCTATTCTTTGAGAAGTGTAGTATATTCTCAGGTTGAAACTTCTTGTTTGGTGTCTTGTTCTTAGATGTCTGCTCATACCTCTTAATGATACCCTGCCTATTAACTACTATCCTCATAGTGCTAGGGTCTAAAGGTTTAAGGTTGATTAGTCTACCATCTTCTCCATCTCTCATAATCTCTGCAAAGCTGTCACCACCTACATTACTGATTAAATCCATGTTAAATAGTATATCATCAAAGGTATCTTTACCCCATCCCGTAATGTTCTCTAGTATTGTAGTAGTTGTAGAGTCTGATGTCCATCCTTTACCAACATTCCAAATAGACTTCATTAATAACGCACTGTGTAAGTCAGGTATATCTGTGAAATATCCCCACCATTGACTCCACTCTGTGTTATCCCAGTATGTCTCGGGCTGGTCACTAACACCGTCTAGCGTTTTAGTATCTACTGTTACAGCGCTAACTGTATTAGTCATGTTACTCTGCTCTGCCTGGTTTATATCAAATTGTCCCATTATAGTTGAAGGTTAACTGGTAAAGATATTTTACTTAATGAACTTAAAAAGGTTCCTGTACCACTCACATCTCTATCTTTTGGGTCATGTAATACTCTTAATGTTCTACCACCACCACCTAAAGAGCCACTACTCACAATAACACGTATCTTCTCTCCTGCTTTAAATGAGGTCTTGGGTATAGTATACTTCCCCGAAAACACCTTAGTATCATTGTTCCATGTTATAGTCTCTGATACCTCAGTACCTACCTGTATCTCTGTACCTGTAGATGTAACTCTCTTGATATTAACCTCTACACTAGCTGAGTACGCTTGTCCTGATGCAAAGAACACATTAAACACTGCCTCACCTTCTAGTGTAAATGGTATCTCTAAATCAATGTCAAAATCAACATCTAGCTCTGCTGGGTCTGTAACACTTGTAAACCCTGTAGTTGAATAGTAAGAAGCATTTGGAGTAAGTATGTGCCCTTGTGTACCTGCACCTGTAATATTATCCATGAAGTAGAAGTCTTTAAATCCTGTACCTGTAGCGAAGTCGTAGAAGTCTACACTAGCAACTACTGGGTCTCCACCTGTTGAAAAAGTCCTTTTGTATGGCGCCATTACATTTTCTCCTGATGTTCTTTTAGTCTTAGTATCTCTATGTTTCTAGTGCTGTTATTGTTTAGTAAGTCTAACATAGTTGTAGCATTAAGTGTTTTGTTGTAACCACTCATGTCATAGCCTATCATCTTCATCGCTATCATATCACTTGCTGTATCTGATAATATAGGTTTAAAGTTAGCTCCAACACTAGCGAAGTCTGTAGTCCAGTCTCTACGGGTTATAGTATTGATAGTACCTTCCACCTCGGTACTGAACTCATCCATAGCTGTACTATCTCCTAATAAAGATGCATTAACCTGAGCACCTGCTTTTATAGTCGCTGCTCCTGATGTACATAAAGTAAACGCCATTATAACTCTCTCCTGCTTGTTTGTTCTAACTTG